AGGCGGTCAGGCGCGAACTTCACGGCCAGCTTGGCGGCGAGCCCGGCGGCGATTGCTTCCATCCAGCGGTTCGGCGCGTCCATGCTGTCAGTGAACGCGCCGGCATCCTCTTGAATCTTCATGCGGTGATAGAAGAGCGTGACGCCTGCGCTTTGCGGCGCCTGCCAGATGTAGATGCGTGGCGTGATGGTACGTTCGAAATAATACTGGAACGGACGCTCGCCAAGCTGGGACTTGTACGGGATGGCATCGTACTCAGCCCGACTGATCGGCGACATCATCAGGTCAAGGTTCTGACCGCCAGATATGGTGCGCGTGTAGACCTGCAGCAGCGACACTGTGCGTGGCTGCAAGTCGTAGTAAAGCGTGCCCGGAGTCAGCACAATCGACTGCAGGTCCACAGCCCACAGGTTCGGGCCATTGTTCGCCCAGTCGGAAAACATGTAGTTGATCGAGCGACGGGCACTGTCGATATCGTTGGAACTCAGCGACGCAGGATTCCGCCCCACGCGCTCGTAGGCTTCCGTGATGATATCAATCTGTTCGGTCGTGCCGAAATTATATGTGCCCGAAGTGGTCATCGGAACCTCGCCGCCTTTTTGGCGATGGCCTTAGGCTGAGCGACAAACTGCTTACCCGCCTTCTTGCCTTCGCGCTTGGCCTTAGTCGTAGCAGCATATTCGCTCGGAGTCAGCGATTTAATCGCAGCCTGAGGGAGATACCGCTCGCCGGTCTTGCTCGACGGCTTGCCAGACTTCGTCGTCCACTTCTGATCACCCCAGTCCTTGAGGGACTGCTGAGGCTTCCTAATCGGCATAGCCGCCGCCTTTGGCCTTGTAATTCTTGGCTAAAAGCTGTGCTTTGCGGGCGCTCCATTGCCCTGCTGCGGTGCCTTGGACCGCGCGAGATTTGATGCTTTCAAACATCTTTTTGCGCATGCCCGGTTTCGTGTAGTTACCGGCTGCGTTCACGCGCGATTCCTTGCGCCCGCGCATTACTTGCCCTTGGCCTTCGGCTTAGCGGCAGGGGTAGCGACAGGGGCAGGAGCAGGAGCAGCGGCGGGAGCTTTAAAGCCCAGAATCTCCTGACGCTGATCTTCGGTCAGAACCTCCCACTCTTGAGCAGTCATCGAGACTTCCTGACGTTCACCCTTGGAATTCTGATATGCACGAGTAATCATTATAGGCTCCTTTTTATGCCCACACACGATATGGGTTTGCAGGCTCAACGCTCAACGGCTCTAACGCAGCAATCTGTTCGTCGGTAAAGCTGCCGCGCAGATTGGTGTGCCAGCTAGGGTAGTCCACCACGATAGGCTCGCCGGCCTTGTCGTAGCCCATCACGCGGCTGAATGGCCCGATGTGATCCAGCGAGACGCCCGCCACCGGGAAGCCCTCGTCGTTGGTGATGCCCGCAGCCAGCAGCGCCGCGTTCATGCCCGCCTCGGTGGGCGCGGAGAGGTAGAGGTCGATCATGCGGCGAGGGCCTGTAGCTGTGCGTTGGTGAGACGGTAGGGGTAAAAGGCGAAAGTGCGGATGTGGCCGTTGATGATACCAGCACCAGCGCCGCCGCCAAGGGATAGTTGAGTTATGGCAACCGGAACGGTTCCACTTGAGTCTGTTCCCACAGTGCCCGTTGTGACGCTGGCAAAATCATTTAAGTTAAATGCCGATGCAAACTTAAACACCGTGCCATCGAAAGGGATCGCAGGCGACGGGATAAGATTGACTACAGAAACACCAGCATCAACCACCTGAAGAGTGGCTGTACTTCCGCTGCGGATGCTGTTGTTGGCGCTTATGCCATCATCAAATTGAAAAGTGCGGGTGGCTGGAGACAGCACCGTTGGACGAACGCTATCGCCGCTGAAGACAATGCTGCCTTGGCCGTAGTTGTACCAACGTGCGAAGTTCGTGCCGGTTATTATCGCGCTGTCAGCCGTGCGGGTGACCGTGGAGGCTACGGTGGGAATGTAGCTGGTGGGGAACGCGTTAGCTTCGACCTGTGCGCCCCACAGGAACAGGCCAGACGTGCCATCACCCGTGTAGACATTGCTGCTGCCTGACTCTGCCAAAAAAACAGTTGGAAAGTTTGTCGTTGTCAAAGTAGCTAGTGCGCTAACCGACACACGCCACCACCCGTTTGGAAAAGGAACTACGGAAGATGCAGTTACTGTTCCAGAAACGCTTGATATCGCACCCGTCAAAAGATTAACGAAAAACAAAGGGTTTGTACCAAAAGCACTTCCGGCAGTCGTTGCGCTCAGAGCAATAACTGCAAAGGTTCTCTCGCCTGCTTTTAGGAAAATTGAAAAAGTGTATGACGTGCCGGAGGTCATGCTGATAGTGGGAACAGATGTTCTGTGTGTGTTGGTAGCAGACGTGTCCTCAACCAGTTTGTCGCCGGTCAATGTCCCGTCTGGCGCGGTCATCACATCTGCGGTGATGCTGGCTCTGATTTTACCCCACGCCGCATTGCTCGGCTCTTGGGAATATGTGGCCAAGTTGACCCGCTGCTCCTCAATCAGCAGGCCGCGTGGAGCCAGCGTGGCGGGGTTGTAGTCGAAGCGCGGGGCGTTGATCGCCGCCGACTGGATCAGGCCATCGCTGCCCACAAACGTAGCCGTCGTGGAGCGGGTGAACGTGATCAACTCAGAGAAGGTGAAGTTGGCCATTGTTTACGCCTGATATGTGCCGTTAATGAAATCAAGGCTGAGAGACGCCACCAAGGGCGGAGCCGCGAGTTCCTGTAGCTGCGTGTTGGCCAGACGCTGCGGGTAGTAGGTGAAGGTGCGAATGTGGCCGTTGATAAAGGTTGTGGGAGATATGCTGCCCCCACTACCAAGTACCAGTTGGTTTACGGTGGGGACGGTTCCGCTTGTATCCGTTGCGACAGCGCCCGTTGTAACGGTGGCAAAGTCGTTTAACTTATAGGCTGATGCAAACTGAAACACCGTGCCATCGAAGGGGATAAGCGGTGTGCCAGCAATATTGACTTGCACAATCGTAGCGTCAACCACTTGAAGTGTGCTTTGCCCGGATCGAATGTTGTTGGCGGTCGTGCCGTCGTCAAACTGACTAATACGGCCAGCCCCCGCCGTTCCACGAAAGCTATCGGCGCTAACAACATACGTCCCCTCGCTGGCGTTGTACCAGCTAGAGAAGTTTGATCCCGTCATCACCGCCAAGTCAGCCGCGCGGGTGACCGTGGAGGCCACGGTGGGGATGTAGCCGGTGGCGAACGCGCCGGCTTCGAGTTGCGCGCCCCAGAGGAACAAACCGCTGGTGCCGTCAGCCGTCGCTATGGTAATCGAATTGCTTTGAGCAAGAAAGATTTGGCCTGCCGCCGCGCCGGTTGCGTTGGCAGTCATCACAAGGACGCAGCGCCACCAGCCGTTGCCAAACGAGGTCATGGAAGCCGAAACAACAGTTCCGCTTGAACTAACAGTTCCGCTATTTAGGTCGTAATAAGCGTTTCCGGCTGGAAATTGAGCCGAAAATCGCAAATTGATTTGGCTAAACTGATCGGCTTTAGCAAACACGGTGAGCGCGTAAGTTGTTCCGCTGGTTACTGAAGCAGACTGACCGACTGGATGGTTGGTTGCCGCCGTAGTGTCTATGACAAATCTATCCGCGTTCGCTGTACCATCGGGCGAGGTTGTAGCGTTAGCCGTTATGCTAGAGCGCGTTTTCGTCCAACCCGCGTTATCAAACTGCTCCGAATACAGCAGCAAGTTCACCCGCTGCTCTTCAATCAGCAGGCCGCGCGGGGCCAGCGTGGCGGGGTTGTAGTCGAAGCGCGGGCCGTAGTAGACCGAGGCGACCGTCTGGTTGTACGTGCCGGGGGTCGTCTGGTAGGTGACTTCCTCAAACTGCGCGCCCCAAGCGAAGATACCAGAGGTGCCGTCACCAACCAAAACAGTGCTGGACTTGGCAGACCACCTTACCCCCAAGGCACCAGTGGCACCGGCTAACGCTGGGAGCGCGCACCGATACCAACCATTGCCAACATCGGTAATAGTTGCGCCGGTTCCAGACAATACCGTGCCCAAAGTTAGCGAAAATCTTGCGGATACCGATGGCGTGGCGACGAGAGCAAGTTCAATTTGATCGTATTCGCTCGCCTTGGCGTAGATAGAAAATACATAATTTACGCCAATTGTTGCTGTCGGACTGCGCTGCACCCTAGTTTCAGTCGCTCCCGTTCCCATAGTCACCCCGGCGTCAGGGATGTGCTTGTCGGCGGTAAGCGTTCCGTTAGGAGCAGCCGTTACGTTCGCTGCAATGGTGCTATTCGTCTTAGACCACGCCGCGTTCTCAAACTCCTCCGACCGCACCACCAGATTGTTCGGCGCGTAAGTCACCCGCCCGGTGCTATCGACCAGCGTGGCGTTCGTCGTGCGGCTGAACGTGATGCGCGGATCGAGCGTGGTGTTGGTTAGGAAGTCGAGGTTTAGACTGGGGAACACCCCCGCATCGAAGCCGCTCGCGCCGCTCCACAGCCCGCTGAAGCCCTTGTACAGGCCGAAGCCGAGCGCAAGGCCGGAGACGCCGCTGTAGAGGCCAGAGGACATTACGAGAGCAAGCCAGCCTGAACGATTGTAAGAACTGCAGAGCCGCTACCTGCCGTCTGCTGGAGGCGCACGGCTACAGGGATATAGGCATAGTTGCCCTGACGATTGACTGTCTGCGTGGCCATGTTCGGATCAGGGTGGCTGAACCATGTGGGGGTCACGCCCTCAGCATTGGGGTTGTCCAGCGTCTGCTGGACAGTCCATGTAGCCGAGCCCGTTACGACAACCTGAAGGGACACTTCGGGTGTGCCAAGGTAATCAAGAATGGCTACGTTGGAGTTTTTTGTGCCGCCCGACGCGTCGGAAGTGCTTACAATAATGGGGCGCATTATTTCATTCCCTTGAGAGTCATGGCAAAGCGAGCGCGCTGACCCAGCTTACCGGGCGCCTTTGCGGCGGCTTCCAGCTTGCCTGTGGGGATCGGCTTGCCGGCCTTCGCCCCGAGTTGCTTACGGAGGGCGCCGGGCTTTTTGATGGCTTCGGCGATGAAATTCTTCTTGCCACGCATGTCAGCAGTTCCACGCCCTGAGGGATTTGTTGATCCGGCTATCCGGGTCACTCGCCGTTTTAGCAGAAGTCAGCTTCTTTTTCATACCCTTCATGCGGGCACAAAAGCTGTCACGGCGAGATCCACCTTCCGGCTGCGGTCGCTTCAGATTGCTCCCAGTGGCAGAGTTATAAGCCTTCCGACCAGCCTCACTGAGACCGCCCTTCGGGTTCTTGTGCTTAGCCTTGAACTGGAAATCTTTTTTCGCACGCATCCCGATCTCCATATAACTGGGGCGACCCGAAGGCCGCCCCAATCATTAGGCTTGAGCAACGCCATAGAGGCCGGTCTGAGTATCGTCGTCAAGGACGAATACCCAAAGCGTCAGCCGCTTAGAAGCGTCGGCAGCGTCAGCAGGAGCAAAAGTGCCGCGAACGTCGCCAGTTGTGGTTGTTGCTGTAGTCGCATCAGCGCCAGTGAATGTGCCGGTTGTTACGAATGCAGAACCCCAAGCAGTCAGAACGTAGTTGCGGGCGTTCGCACGGATAGGAAGGCCGAACACGTCACCAGTGCCGACAAAGAAGTCGGTTGCTGCAGCGGATGCCGCAACGCTGGTGATCGTCTTGAAAGCCTTCTTGCCAGCAACAGCAGTCGTGCCATTCAACGTAATGGCTTCCGACATCGGAATACCATAAACGTCGGTGCCAGTAACCGTCAGAACAGCCGTAGCAGCACCAGCAGCGTCAATGATGACGTTCCGGGGAACATCAAGGGTGACGGTGCCGCCCGAAGCCAGAGCGCCATTCAGCAGCGCGTTACCGGCAGCAGCCAGCGTCTGCTGAGCGCAGATACCGTCAGCGTCCAAAGCAACCGGAACCACGTTATACACGTTGATCGGCGACAGGAAGACGCCGGGTTCACTAGCGGTACCGTTGTTGGCAAAGTTCCTGCCTGCCCGAACGCCGTCAGAGAAATGAGTCATGATGTTTCTCCATAGCTAAGGGTGGGGCCGAAGCCCCACCCCCGGGATTTAGGAAGCGCCCTGCGAGCCCCAGCCAGCGCGGAAGTTCGAGCAGCCGAACGAGTAACGCTCAATGGCCTTCGCCTTGAGGTTGTCGGTGTCGAAGTCCGTGTAGACGTCGGTTTCGAGGGTTTCACGCTCGTAGTACTTGAAGCCGTTCGGAGCGTCGGTCAGCAGGAACCAGCCGTTCGTGTCGGTCAGGAACATGTTAACGCGATGACCCTGCGGAACCGCAGAGTTGTTATAGATCGCGTTAATGTCGTTGTTCGCGGTGTCGACGCGGAACTGCGACTGCAGAAGGCGGGTGGCCGTCCACTGCAGTTCAGCCGGAACGATCAGCTTCGTCGGCTTGGTCATGATGCGGAGGCCCGCAGCATCACGGAAGCGCTGAACGCCAACGATGGCGTCCTGAAGCGAGGTTTCGTTCAGGTCAGCTTGGACCGTAAAGGTGTTGGCGACAACACCGTTATCAATCGGGTGCGACGTCGAGAACAGCGGCTGACCATCCCCGATGGGGAAGTTTGACGAGAAGCCGTTGTTCAGGACCGACGCGCCAAGGACTTCCTTGGTCTGTTCCATCGACTGACGAAGGGCCTTCGCCTGCAGCGGGAACGACGACTGGTACAGGTTGTCCTTGATCGCCTGACGGGTGATGATGAAGCCGATGCTGGTGTAGCGGTTCACGTAGTTCGTGACGAACCGCTGACCCATTTCACCGTAGGCGGTGGAAGCGCCTTCAGCCTTGATCTGAGCCAGACCAAGCAGCTTGACTTCGACTTCGATTTCAACGGCCTTATCGGACGTGTGCTTCTCGAAGATTTCCGACCACTGACCCGGATACATCGGATAGTCGCCGAAAACGGCGGCCAGACCGGGCCGGAGCAGGTCGCGGATTGCGGTGGTGTTAATAGCCATTTTTCAAATCTCCCTGCTGACCCGATTAGATACCGGTCACACCAGCCCGATAGGACTGATTGTTCATGATAACGAGCCAGTTTGCGAAGGCGCCGACAGCGTTACCCGGAGTCGGGTCCAGCTGCAGGATCTTCAGGTTCAACGTCGAGGTGTCGGCTTCCGTAGCGTTGTTCAACGAGACGGCAGACGTACCCGTGGCGGTGGAACCGGCGGTGTACAGGAAGTTCGCGTTCAGGCCGCGATCAGCAAGAGCCAGCGGGGTGCCCGCAGTGCCAGTGCCGCTCGTTTCCTGAATGGTGAACACGGTGTTCGGATCGTCGATCACGAGAGCCTCGACGGTCGAGCCAGTCTGAACGCCGGGGTTGCCGGGCCAGAAGTTCTCGAAACGAACGCGACCGGTGCTGTCAATGAACTTGACGCCCCAGAAAACGCCAGTGATGGTCGAGCCAGCGACGCCAACGCCGAGCGTGCCGTCAGCGAGGACCCCAACGGGATCGCCACGGAAGATCGCCGTCGCATAGGCGTTAGCAATTTGATAAGGGTTGGTCGCGCCAGTCCAAGCAGAGCCATCCAGCTTCTTGACGGGGACGAGCCCCTGAGGCGCATTGGTACCGTAAGCCATACGGATTCTCCATGCTGAAGTTGAGGGTTATCGGCTGTTACCCGCCTGAGGTGTCGCGATACGTAACGCGGCATCGGTTCTTGCTACGATACGTGACGTAGCCTCGTGGCGAGCCGGCCATGCTCAGGGGCCACGGTACGTGACGTGGCGTCGATGTGGGCGTAAGCTACGCTCAGCGTGAACGCTTGTCAACCATAGCAATTGATTGTAAATCAAAAGCCGCCGAGGAGTGGAGTCCCCGGCGGCAACCACAACGGAAGGGTGTTTCCGATGCAGCACATACGCTACGATATATCCATTGAAGACCTGCGCCAACTGCTTTCTTACGACCCTGAAACCGGGGTTTTAACGTGGCGCCGCAGACCGCGCAAATTCTGCAAAAGTGACGACGACCAAAAAAGGTGGAACAACCGCTGCGCTGGAAAGCAGGTTGGGCCTGCCAAATCAAATTGGTACATCAGATTTAAAATTTTTGACGTTTTATACCGAGCGCACAGAGTGTGCTGGGCGTTGCATCACGGGGAGTGGCCGCCACAACACTTACATATCGATCACATTAATGAAGTTAAAAACGACAACAGGATAGCAAATCTACAGCTTGTTACTAACGCTGAGAATGTGTCCTTAAGATTTACCCGGAACATCAAAAAAGGCCCCCGCCCAGTTTCCCGAGCGGGGGCAAGTTGCCACAGCGATAGTAGAACACACTGTGGACCGGAGGTTAGTCCTTGAACGAGGTGACGCGCTCAAACGCCACTCCGCTATCCTTGTCCTCGAAGCGCGGCAGGTTCGGGTCGTTCTGACCGGTCCATGCCACATCCTGCAGGGTTTCGACGTTTTCCAGATCACGTTCGCGATTGCGCTCTTCCACGTCACGGGTGAGGCATTCGCAGAGCATCAGACCACCGCGACGGATGACCATGACTTCCATGCCTTCATAGCCCGGAAGCGGAGGTGGCACCATCTCGGGGTGACGGCTGGCCGGAACCGGCTGCCAACCACGGATCATGCGGTCGGTCATGTTGTCCGGATCGGGCTCGTTCAGAGTTGATTCGCGAACCCATGCGTAGGTCATGTTCGCAGGGATCTTGTCCTTCGGAACATAGAGCTTGGAGTTGAAGTGCGTTTCGGGGCGCTTGCGCAGCCCTGCTTCGCGGGATTCGGTAGCACGCGTCGTGCTGATGCGAGAAGAACGGGCCATTGTTATGCTCCCTTACCTTGTTTCATCATGTGAATTGCGTAGTATTTTTCAGCTTCGAGATCGCTCATGCGACCGCCGCCCTGCTTTCGGAAGGCGCCTGACTGAGCCATCTGGTGCGCCATGCGACGCTGGTCAGCGGTCAATCGGACGGTCTTCGAGTTCTTCGCAGGCTGACCCGGAGCGGTGCGCTGGACGGGTGCAACATTCGAATCACGGCTCATCGGAGGTGCCTTCTTGTTTGGGGCTGATTGCGCTGAGAACGCATCGGGGAATTCCCGGCGCATATGGCGGTCGATTTCCGTGAAGTAGTCGACGCTACCGATCTCATCGTCACGACCCTCTGAGCGGAAGCGACGCTCAACGCGGCGTGCGTAGAGAGTGGCCTCTTCGTGCATCTCAGGATCGAAGTCCTCAGACTTGGGCTGGAACCATGAGTTCTTCTGAATCCAGTTCGCCGTCCGGGGCTCAAGCGATACCTGCTGACGCTGGGCATCCGCCGGGGCCGCTTGCTCAACAGGAGCGGTGCGAGCCGCCTTGTTCTGCTGCTCACGTTCCCAGTTCGTGACCGCTTCAAGATCATTCATCGTCTTGTTGAACTGATACTGAAGATCGTCGATCCGCTCGTTGTCCATCATGGAGCGGGCTTCGGCGAGCTTCTGCTTCAGGTCCATCGCGGTGGCGCTCAGGTTGCTCCTGTAATGCGTCATCATCGCCTGCTCAGACTGCTCACGCAGCTGGGCTTCCTTTACCAGACGCGCTTCCAGATCCTGAGCGCGCCGCTCTGCATCAGCCGCCTTGCGGGCAAGCTCAGAAATACGCTTCTCAGGCGACCGGCGCCGCTTCGGAGCCTCTTCCTCTTCAGGCTCTTCCTGTTCGGCAACCTCTTCAGGCTCCTCAGGCTGCTCCTCTTCAGGATCTTCCTGCTTCTCGTAGTCCTCAAGGCTCTCGCCAAGATCGTCTTCCGTAATCTCGATCTCGACGTCCTCAGTCGGACCGTCGTCGGTATACGGAAGTTCTTGATTTTCTGGATCGTTAGACATGCTTTACTCCTCAGAAGTTTCCAGCGAACTTACCCGACATCACGTCTTCCGGACCGGCGATGACGGCCATCACGCGGTCATCCGGCAAGAGCGCCATCGCAACGCCGCGATAGGAAACCATCGTGGATTCGTAGCGCGGGATCAGAACCCAGTCACCGACCTTGCACCAAGGGCCGGAGCGTTCGAACTTCTCGCCCTGATAGGCTTCGGGCCCAACGGCGCACACCAGCGCGGACACAGAGGAATACTTGTCCTCGGCGCGCACGGTGTCAGGCAGATACAGCGTGACTTCCGTCCCATCGTCCTGCTTGATCGTCTTAAGCTCTTCAGGGCGAACGTAAATCTTAACGGCCACGAGATAGCCCGCAGGACGCATGTCGAACGGACGGCCCGTGATGAAGGTGAACTCGTCGTCGATCAGCTTCTTGGCCAGAGCCTCTTCGTGCGGCTCGATGTTGCTCATACTCATCAGTACATACTCCCTCTTGTTTGCTCCGGTTTTTTATCGTCGTCTGGCTGCATCATGCGTTTGTATTCTTCGTTGATGACGCTAATCGCAGCCGTGTAGGCGCGCACCAACGCATTACCCTCCAGCACCTGAAGGGCAATCTCTTCTGCCGTCATGGCGGGGATATACCTATCCCCAAACGTCGACGGCCTAAAACGGGCATTAAGACTGTATTCGGTGGCGCGGTCGCGCAGTTCGC